ATGACAACAAAATCTCACATTGCTTCCCGTATCGAGAAGGCCATAGAAAGTTACCAAGAAAGTGACTATGAAGATGCCTTACTCCAACTATTCCCGGCCATGGACGCAACAGCCAAGAAAAGATATTCCAAGTTTGGCAATGCTAAGAGAATGAAGCAGTTCATCGCTGACGATCACGGAATCATCTGGGCTGCCGCCACAGGCATGCTAATTGGATCAATTAACATCGACGGTACCGACCTCCCATCAGCAGTCTATAAGTTTGCACGCTGCACACTCATTCACGAAGGAGGACTAGACAGGAGGATCAGTTTCAACGCCCCAGGCATGGTAATGCTATCTGCCAATAATTGGCGGTTTCCCCCCACATTCATACCCGCACTGATAATGATCGTGGTAATGGCGCCAGAAAATAAAGGGCTCACTTCATCCACAGAGCTTGATTATGGTTTCTTGGGACAGCAACTCCAGATAGACCAGCTTTGGGGTGACAAAGCCAGAGTGCAAGAAATCTGCGATCAGCACTACGCGGGAAGACACTAATACATCGAAGTTAATCGATTACACAGATCCAACCAACCGCTCCGTGAAACGCTTGGGCCGGTTGCCACCGGCAGGAAAACGCCCTGCCCGCGACCCCACACCAGCATCACATAGCGGACTAGCTCATCAATCACCCAACCCAAACAACCCGCCCTGCTGCTCCACCGCATTGCTGTTCAAGATAACCAGCTCTTTGCAGGCCTGCCGCTTATCCTTGGCACCCCCGCCCACGGTGTACTCATAGTCCTTTGAGTGAATCTCGAAGCTCTCGAAAATCTCCCTGACCACCGGGTGGTCATTCAGGCTTATCACCACCTTGCCTTTGCACTCACGCCCCAGTCGGGCCATCTGTTCGTACTGATCGACACCGAACTCCGTGCCATACCCTGCCGTTTCATAGTAAGGGGGATCACAGTAGAACAGGGTGTCGGGCCGATCATAGCGCTCGAACATTTTTGCCCAATCCCCCTGCTCGAGCGTCACTTGCGATAACCTGGCATGCGCGTCGACCAGATCATTCTCCAGTGTCAGCAGGTTGAATTTCGGGCGCGTGGTGGCGGCGGTACCGAAGGTCTGGCCTGTAGCCTTGCCGCCGAAGGCAAGCTTCTGCAGGTAGAGAAACCGCGCTGCGCGCTGCACATCGGTCAGCGTTTCCGGCGGCGTATCACGCAGCCAAGACCACTGATCACGGCTGACCAGCACCCACTTGAACTGCTTGTACAGTTCCTCCAGGTGATGCTTGACCACCCGGTACAGGTTGACGATCTCGCCATTGATATCGTTCAGCTCCTCAATTTGTGACGGGGACTTCGCGAAGAAGATACCCCCTGCCCCAGCAAACACCTCTACATAGCAGCTATGTGCGGGGAACAAGGGAATAATTGAACTCGCCAGACGGGATTTCCCACCCATCCACGGGAACAGCGGTTTAGCCATTGGGGATTCCTCAAATTTGCCGATTAAGGTAGGCTCACCGCGCTGTGTCGACACAGCGGCGGGCCTTGCTTGGCAAACGAGGTATGCACTCGCTTGTTAGGACCACCCCGGTGTTACAGCACCAGGGTGGTGCCCGTCTCTCACACCTGAACGGTGTAGGAAGGTAGGTTCGGGGCACTGCCCCGAATTTCTCTTACGCTTAGCAGGCATCACACCTGCACAGTGGACACCGTCAACACCGGCACTTCATACGACAGCCGGCCATCTTCGATCATCGCTTTTTTGGTAGCGGCCACGCCCTCGCCTTTCACGGTGATATCGATGCCATCGCGGGTTTGCACGGTGCTGGTGCCGTCGCCGTTGTTGCTCTGTACGGTCACCACATACCGGCCTTCGCCTTGCAGCAGGCGCCGGAACTTTAGCCAGGGGTTACGGGTGCTCATGCGCTGCGCTCCAGGGTGACAGATTGATAAATCTCAGCGCCGCCCGCCTTCTGCACGCTGATCGACACCGCAAGCACCAGGGCCATGTAGTCGAGCAGGCTGTCGTCGTGCATCACTTTCACGATCATGCCGGGCACCAGCACACCCGGTGCCGCGCCGGATTCGGGGATGATCACGCTCAGGGTTTCGACCACCTTGTTGCCCGCCGCTGCCAGTTCGGCTTTGCCGCGGCTAATGGCGGGCTGGCTGTCAGTGATCAGGTCTTCGTAAATATCGGGCATGGGGGCGGTGCCGCCACTGCCGGCGCGTTGCACATCCACGGCTTGGCCTTGGCTCACGCCGCTGACATAGCAGGCGTTGAAATCCGGGCCCGGCTCATATTGTGCAGACCGGCTGCGCACCATGCCGATATAAATACCAGCATCCGGGGTTGCCGTTCCCCAGTCCCACGGCAGCACTTTATAGCGCGGCTGAACCGTCCAGCTGTCCGCATCCATGGCGGGCACCATGATGCCCCCCGCCGCCGTCACAATTTGCGCCACCACCTGCGCCGGCGACTTATCCCGGAAGCTCAGCGCACCCGCCGGAATGGGCCAGTCTGGCAGGTCTTCATCATTGCCGGTTGGCCAGGTCAGGGTGAAGCCGGTGTTCTGCAGCTCTGCCGTTGCGGCCTGGGCGGCGGTGGTGGCGCTCGCGTTGGTATAGCTGCGCGTAGGCGCGAACGGCGCCGCCATATACTGCGTGCGGCTAACACCCGTGATGCTGAATTTTTCAGTGGGGAAACGCTCATCGCTGGTGTAACGCTCAATGCTAAACACCCAACTATGACCGTTGATGGCAACGGCAATGTCTTTCATGCCACCGGCACCCGGCGCCACCAGCGCCAGCGAGCCTTGCCCGTACAGCGTGCCGGAGAACCTCCACGCCCAAGAATCAATATCCAGCCCGATAGACACACCCTGAATATCCAGCGCCGTGCCCGTCGCAACGTCCGTAATTTGCAGCGTATTCATAATCAGATAGACCGTTTTGAATGCCGGCGGCTCCACCGGATCCGGGTCCGGGTTTGGCTCCACTGGGTAGGGAAGGTTGTAGTCGTGCCAGATGCTCTGCCCGGCGCCCCACGGCAAGCGATGCTCGTTATCGCGCGTGGCGGCCTGGCGGGCGGTGATGCGATAAGACACATCGTGCGGCACGCTCGGGCGCGCTGGCTTCACCCAGCCGAAACGCAGTTCGACGTTATCCGGAGCGGTGATTTCTATCACGCCGGAATCGGCAGCGAGCGTGATCGTGGTGGCTGTGTCAGTGTTGAGCAGGGCATAGCGGGCGGCGGAATCGTCGTATACCGTGCCGGCCAGGTTCACGCTGTACCAGGGCTGGGCTTTTGTGGCGTCACGGGCGGGCGTTTTCATTATCCACCCGGCCACATAACCGGCACGGTCACCGGCAGTCGCCGCGCCCCACGGGAGAGCCCGCGCCCGATCCAATGGCCGGGACTGATGCCAGGCCACCCGGTTTTCAGCATGAGACGCGCCCGCCCCACCCCAGCCGCCACGAACCGCCCCGTCACGCTGCCCAGCTTCCTCAAAGCGCGCACGGACCAGCAAGTCCTGGCCGCGCCCCACCGCCCAGCACCCTGCTGTTTCAGCATCCGCAGGCACCCCCGGCGACAACCGGATAGTCGTCTGCCCCTGGGCTGCCACCGCCCGCCGCAGCGGCGCCAAATACTCGACAAACAGGTTTGGTGTTGCCCACGGTAGAGGGGGCACCGGGTCAACGCCAGCGACGTAATCCAGCTCAATCGTGAGCGGGTCGACCGGGCCGATGAACGGCCCGGTCTGCAGATTTAGATCGACACTGTCCCACCGCTCGACGCTATATGGCACTTGCTCCCCCCGCCGCTATAGTTGCATACCTGCACGCTCTGCGAGCCAGGTCCGCATATCCTCGCGGACGCTATCATTCAGGACGCTGGTTGCAATCAAACCAGAAAAGAACCCATCGAAGTAAACGCCACCTGCAAACTGATAGCCAATATAAAGCACATTGTTATCCGGCCTTTCTGCTATCTGGATGCTTGACGGGCTTGCCTCCATGTGATCCAGCCACCCGCGGGTTATGAGTCCGTTGCGATCGGAAACAAAAACATGCGGCGCCGGCCCGACATCAATCGGTAGGTCACAATAAGTGTCGCCGGGCACCACGGACACTAACGCCAGGCGCCGCGGTGAGGTCCGCGTATCGACATAGAATGCAAGCCGGCTTACGTTTTTGCCCGTGCTAACCGCAACACCTACGCTGTTATCGTCGCTCACCCAGCCCGCCCACAAGGCCGTATAGTCTCCGCTGAAGACAGATACCGGTAGCCCTTGCAAGAATTTGCTATGGCCAAACTGGATTTGCCCCCTCCCGCCGATCACCCTATAGACCGGTCGTCTGCTACCGCTTTGGCCGACGTGGTTATTGTTTCCGGATTTATCCAGAATGAGCCCTACCGGATCGCCATCGAACCGAACCGGGATCGTTCCCTCGGCGTCCTGGAACAACGTTGAAATATCGCCGGGGTCGAGCCAGACCCCAGGCTCACCGCTGAGGAACAGGCTAGCCGGGCCTTGCACCGTGGCCACATCGCCCTGCAGGGGACCGCTGGCGATGGGGCGGTAGTAGGGGCGCGGGGCAAATGTGACACCCCCACTCTGCACGGACCCCGTTGTCGGCCAGGTCGGCTCCTCGGTGCCTGTGGTGCCGGCAGCGGTCACTTTGTACACATATCCATTTGGCGTTGCCGGATGCACCACTTGACCCATGTTGAGCGCAGTTCCCGTGGTGAATTCATCGCCGTACTCATCCAGCGCCAGCACAACAACAGACCCCGCCCAGTCGCTGTAGGTGATATCGAATGTGCCATCGGCCTCACTGTGTCCGTCAGCCACCACCTGCCGCCCTGCCGGGTCATCCTTGATGACAATCACATCCCGGGCAGCCGCCACGCCATCGATTTTCACTGTGCCCGCAACACGCGCCTGAGTAGCCATCAGTTATGGTCCCCTCGCAGTTCAATTTTCAGCTGGTCATCGTCCACGGTGGCCTGCCCCGGCAGCACGGTGCGGATCATCCAAAGCGGCGCCGCCGCCGCATCGGTGTCGAAGCGGGTGGTGTTGCCCACGCTCCAGCCCGCGCCCCAGCCATCCGCCTTGATGGTGAAATACGGCGTGCCGGTTTGCGGGTTAACGGGGGAGAAATCAACGGCGGTGGAGCCTGTGCCCACCAAGCCCCGCTCCTCGCCGTAAAGCTCGAAAGCGGTGGTGGATGTGAACTTGATTTTCCACCGCTCGGGCACGCTGCCCCGGTTATCGACGGCGACCGGATAGGCGATCAGGTTGTAACTCGCGGTCGTCTCCTGGCCGGTGCCGTCGTAGTCTCCCGGATCCACGGTGTAGCTCACCCAGTTGCGCACCCGCGCCCGAAGATCGCCCAGGTACACCGCCGATGCCACCCAGGTGTCATTGGCCGGAAAGTCGTGATAAAGCGGCTGCGCGAGCTGCAAGGTGCCATCGATGCGGGCTTCGGTGCAGAGCGCCATGTCATCAATGCGGTGCACAAAGTGCAGGTCACCCACCAACGGATCACCCCCCGCATCTTGCCCGGTGAACGGGTTGGCGAGGGTGGCGGTGCCCGCTTCCTTGTCCAGGGCGTACATGGCCGGGTCCAGACGCGTCCCTGCGTCATCTTCAATCCAGGCGTCATGAAGCAGATCCCGGCCAGCATTGACGACCAGGTCAGCCGCCGGGCTGGCGATCAGGTCCTTCTGGGTATGGGTGAGCACCAGAATATCCGCATCACGCAAAATCGGCACACGCCCATCCGCAGGTAGGCGCACCGGGTCCAGCCCCAGAATGGCCGGGTCCAGCGGGATTTGCTTAAAGCTCACGGCGTTGTAAAACAGGCTTTCGGCGGTGACCGGCTCGGGGAAAAGCACCTCGACAATACCGTCTTTCAGCGTCACCTCGCCGGTGATGCCGTCGCCACTCACCACGCCCTGGTTATCCGCCTCACCATTGAACTGGGCGCCATCGTCGTAACCGTTGGCACGGATGGTGAAGCCGTTGGGGCGCAGCGGTGCCGCCGAAGTGCGGAACGTGGCCGCTTGCATTACGCTCCAGTCGTCGCCCACCAGAATAGCCAGCGGGGTTACCGTGGCCGTGGCCGGGCGCCCGGCATAGCTGCTAATGGTCACCATGGCGGTGGTGTAGCTGATGGTGCCCAGCGCAATGCCCGTGCCCGTGGTGGTGTTGTAGTTGCGCAGCAGCCGCCCTTCGCCGTCGTCGAACCACAACTCAGTGCCGATCTGTAACACCACGCTGCCGGGCACAATGGGCCCGCTTTCGGAGATATAAAAGCGCCAGTCTTGATCGGTGCTGGTGAACTGCTCTTGCGCGGTAGCTTCCGTGCCCGCCGCCAGCTGGTAGCCCACATCCACGTCGTGGCTGCGGATCTGCTCGGTTTCTACCGTGGCCTGGTACGACGCCGCCGAGCCATTCAGCGTGGATGAGGTGCCAATTCTAATCGTTGCCATGAGCGGCCCTTATACGTTGACCTGTTTCAGGAAGGTGTTGCCAGCAATAACCAGCTGGCCGGTGCCGTAGTTCACCGTGCCAATCACATCGAAATCCCGGCGGCTGACCAGCGAGCCGTCGCCGTTGTCGGTTACCCAGTAAGAGCGCCCCACATAGCTGGTGCTAAGCACTTGCCCCACCCCGTTTTTCACGGTGCGTTTCACCGACTTAATAATGGTGAAATCCACCGAACCCGGCTCAATGCCGGCAGCGGTTTCGATAACAATATCCGCCTGGTTATTGTTGTTCGGCACGGTCACGGTGGTGGTGATTTCGGATTCATCTTTGTGCGTGTAATCAATCGTCACCGCACCATCGGCCTGGAAGGCGGTGGTGATATCGATTTCGCCGCTGGCGTAGTTAATCTGCCCGGTGGCATCGCCGGTAATGGAACCGTCGCCGGCCACATCGGTGGCCGTTTTCTGAACGCTGCTGACTTCCCAGGTGAGCGTGACAGACCCCGGCACCACCTTGCGGTTAGCCAGCGGGATGCTCAGCGGGGTAACGCCGGCGTAGGCCTCCGGGTCTTGAATGTAGATGCTCGAATCTGTCCAGCGGTAGAACAGCACGGAGCCCGCATCGGGCTGCGCTTGCAGGGTGGCAATCACGCTGCCGGTGTCGTAGCTCACCTGCCCAGAGCCATCGCCCACCAGGTTGCCGGTGCCGTCGTCGCGCAGGGTGTACCACTTGCCCAAATAGCGATAACTCAGGTGCAACGACAGCGGCGCAGGCGCCGGGTCCAGGCTGAGCACATAGTTAAAGTTTCGGTTGGAATCTCCGATTTCAATGCTGCCGGTGTTAGGGATCTGCTGGCGCAAGGCGCCCGGCTTATAGGACACCGTCGTGGTGCCAGATGCACTACCCGCCCAGGCGATCGCGCCCGTTGCATAATCAATGGTGGTGCCTTCCAACCCTGCCGGCACCCCGCCGCTGGTGACGAATATACCGCCCTTATCGCTGTAGGTTTCCCCTGCCAGCGAGAGCGACACAGACCCCGGCACCACCGCCGTTGGCAGCGTGGAGGTTTGGCCGCTGGCCACCGTCACAGGCAGGCTCACACTATCGGTGCCGCCGGCCACAATCTGGTTCACATAGCCGCCGGGGCGCTGGTCGATCACGGCGGTTTCATTGCTGGCCGTGGGGATGATCGGCGCGAAGGTGTCCGCCACCTGAATCGTCAAATCACCCGAGGTGGCCGCCACCCCCAGCGAGGTAGAGCCATAGTATTTGGCAGAGGTGGCCGGCTGGGTGCTATAGATCAGCGAAGGCCCACCCGGTTTGGGGTTCGGGTCGGAGGCCGGGAAGTCCCGCTTTAGCTCGGCAGACAGCTCCAGAATGTACTGGTCTGCCTTGAACGTTCGAATGTCACCGCCGTTCACTTCATAGGTAAACGTCGCTTCGATGTGCTGCACATTGAGGATCTTGATGAACTGCTGGGTGCCAAGGTCCTGCCCTTCCTGCAACAACAGGGTGTCGCCAATTTCCGGCGCGGCAATGTTGTTCACCGTGGGCGCATAGCAAATGATGGAACGCTGCCCCTGCAGTTGGTTGCCCCGTAGCGCCAGCCCGGTAACAGGGCCGGGAATCACAAACGATTCCACCCGCTGCCGCGCTGTCTCGCGCTCATCGTAGAAGTCCTGCGTGGTGAACAGCAGCCCGGAGACGTTCGGGTCTTGCGGCTGGGCGCTAAGGATTGAGTGCGCGTCCAGGTAAAGGTCTGCCGTGGCGGTGTCCACTTTCAGGAAGGACTTGCGCAGGCTCACTTCACCGTAGGTTCTGTCCACCCGGGAAATATCCTCGAACAGGTTGTTGATGTCGCCATCCACCACCTCAAGGCCCGTCATTTGGCCACCGCCATCTTCATTGTCGGTGAGCCGTTCGGGCTGCATCAGTTTGATATCGTCGCTGGTAATCGCCACGCGGGGGCTCCTATTGCGGGGGCTCTACAGTCAGCAGCCGCAGGGTGGCGGTGTACCACGCATCCGGCTGCTGGCTGATATGGGTGTGTTCTTTAATGGGGGTAGCCTCAACGGCAACGCCACGGGCACGGTCGAACACCACGGAAAATTCACGGGCGTCATCCAGCGTCAACGCCATGGCCGCAAGGTCCGCAGATTCCTTGGCCACCAGCGCATCCACCGTGGCCCGCTGCAACCAGCCGGTTAACGTCACCGCCTGGCCGAATTGCTTCACGCCGCTCTGAATAATCATGCCGCCGGTGAGGCTGCGCTCTTGAGCTTGGGCCACGCCGTTATGGCTGAATTCGTCTTGCCAGATTAGGTTGTCGGTGAGGTCGATCTCATCAAGCGTCACTGCGTTGCCCTCATGCCGGCTTCATTCAGGAATTCCATCAGCCTGTTCACGTCATCCGGATCACCGGCCAGTGAAGACGTACCGCCATTCGGTAGCGCAATTTCAACACGCTGGGTGGGCGCATTAGGCTGGGTCGTTGCCTGCTGGCTGCTGGCTTGCCCTTGTGCCTGCTGGATGCGTTGTTGCCGCGCATCGGCCTGCGCCTTCACTTCTTCCTGTTTCAGGTCCTGTACGCGCTGGCGGTAAATTTGCTCGTTGATCTTCATGGCCTCGGCGTACTCACGAGCTGCACGGCTTGCCCCTTGCTCGGACGCGGCTTTCATTTGCCGCTGCAGATCCTTCTGCCGTTCCTCAAACCGCCGCCGCTCAATATCCTGCGCGGTGCCGTTCATGTTGATCAGCTCGGTGCGTAGGCTCTCCGTGGTACTCGCCGCACTGTCGGCCAGGCCATCGAGCTGCTGCTTGGCGCTTTCAATCGCCGACTTCAGGGTGGACAGCTTCTCTTCGCCCAGCAGCTTTGCGCCCTGTTTAGCCCGGCTTGCCGCCCGCAGGAAGCTGTTGAGGTTGCCACCTTGGCGCGCCATGGCACGGTCGTAATTTTCCTGCGCGCTGGTCACTTGTTCCTGCACTGCCGCTTTTGTTTCGTAAACCGTTTTCAGCCAGGTGCCGATGCTCAACACAGCAAAGTCCGTTTGCTCTTTGTAGAGTCGGTCGAACAGTTGCCCCGCCCCCTCGCCGGTGTCGTAGAAGCTTTGGCGGATACCGGTAAAAATTTGCAGCAGTGCCGCACCGGCACTACCGGCTTTGCTGGCGCCTTGTTGGGCTTTGTTGCCCACCTCTTGCGCGGCTTGGCCTTGCTGCTGGTAGGCCTGCGTGGTTTTTTGGGCGGCCTGCGCTTTTTGGTTTTCGCCAGCAGTGGCTTGCTCGGTGGTTTTTTTGGCAGATTCTGTAGCCGCCTTGGTGCGCTTCAGCACATCGTTTGTGGCGGCAGCAACTTCCCGCATGGCTTCGGCATACTGGCCCTGCGTGAGGATGTTTTCCTTCATCGCCTGGTCCAGCTCTTTCACCAGCGCCGCACCGCCTTCCTCGGACTCAATGGCACTCAGCGCTGCCTGAAAGGCCTCCAGCAGCACCTTGGCGGATTGCTCACCTTCCAGCCCCGCTTTGGCAATTTGCTTATTGATGGACTGGAACTTGGTGATGGCCTCTTTTTCCAGCTCTGTCATGCTGTCGGTGATTTTACCCAGGTCGAGGTCCAGTTCTTTAAGCGCCGCACCCAGCTTGCTGCGCGCCGCACGAGCAGCACGATCAGACGCAGAGACTTGCTTGGCGGAGGCCTCGTCACCCTTGCTGATTAGCGCAGCAAGATCAGCGTTAATTTTCTTTCTGGTAGACTCACTGGCCGCTTTTTGACGCTCGGCGGCAGCCTCTGCCGATTCCGCACTATCAAGAAAGGCTTTGCTAAAGTGGCGCTTAATATCCTCGCCATCTTCAGCGACTTTATCGACCAACTCGCCGGCGGCACCTTTCGCTCTGTCCGCGAACTCTTTCAGCGAGGCAGACAGATCACCAGCCCCAATCAACCCCGTTAGTTTTGAAAAACCCTCTGCAATACTGCCGATAGCTGCAAGCCAAATAGCGGCCCCGGTTCTGAATCCTGCAGTCAGCCCATTCCAAAATATGGCGAACCCTGAGCCGAAACGCTCAATGGCATTCAGGGTTGTCCTGAAGGAATCAGAAACGCCCTGTGCCCACTCTTCAATGCTGCCGTCTTTTTGCATTTCCCGAAGAGTGGTCAGCAACTCTCTCATCCGGACTTTTATTGCATCTAAAGCGCCCAGTTCACTGGCCAGCGCAAAAAAATCCGTGAACTCTTTCCGAAGAGAAGACAGCAACCCCCTAGCGCCATCAATGCGATCAGCCCCTGCCCCTTCGGACATCCGCCCCAGCTCATCGATCAATCGGCTCAGCACATCAGTGCCGAGCAAACCATCACTAGCCATCTGCCGGATCTCGCCGCCAAAGCGTCCGGTAACATTACCCAGAGCTTCCATAATCGGAATGCCCGAATCGGTAATGCTGTTCAGCTCTTCCAACTGCAGCCGGCCGCTCTGCCAGGCTTGGCCCAGCTGGGTGATCACGGTATCCAGCGTTTGTGCGCCGCTACCGTATTTGGCATTGGCATCGGTCAGGCTTTGCAGGGAACCGTTAAGGGGATCAATACCAGCAACTTTTAGTCGCCGCGCCGCTTCGGCTGTGTCGCCCAAGCTCTGGCTGTTCCGCTCGGCAATGCGGTCGACTTCAGCCAACACGCGCCGGCCTTCTTCCATGGAGCCGTAGAGCGCACCGAATTGGCGTTCCAATTCCTCCAGATCGCTGCCAGAAGTAACCAGCTTCTCCAGCCCTCGCCGCAGCAACTCAAAGACACCGACACCCGCCGCCAACCCCAGCAGCTTGCCCTTAATGCCATCCACGGCACTACCGAAGCGGTTACCCTTGGCGCTGGCCAGCTCTAGCGCCTGGGCATGCTCACGGGCCTCTGCGGTGGCTTTGCTCAGCTTCTGCTGGGTTTGATCCAGCTCCTTCTGGATGCGGTCTTCCGCCTGCCCCAGCTCGTTGGTGTCGATTCCGGCTTTATCGAGCGTGCGGCTGTATTTGGCCAGCTCTCGGTTGCTGCGCCCGTACTCGGTGGTAGCAATGCTTTGCGCGGTTCGCGCTTGCCGCACTGCCACGGAATATTCAGCCTGGCTCTGCCCGGCCTTTTTGCCTTCGCGCTTCAGGTCTTCATAGGTATGGACCTGTTTATCCATTTCCTTGCGCGCTTTCTCGGCCGCTTCCTGTGCCGCTTTCCAACCCTTGGCCGCTTCCTGCTGTTTATCCAGTTCCCGCAGTTCCGCTTCCAGCTTTTCCGCTTCGCGCTGCACTTCCTGCAGGGATTCCGCAGCCGGATCTGCCTCTGGGCTGATCGCGTTCTTGGCCTTCAGTACAAGGCTGACTACGGCTTCTTTAAGTGCCACGGGTATTGCTCCAAAAAAGAACCCCGCCGAAGCGGGGTTTAAGGACTAGGGAAGCAGGGTGGTGCTTTAGTCGAGCATGATCACTTTATACGGAGCGTCCTTACCAGGAGGGGTCCGCATCGCACCACTCAACTGGCCGTTGATATAATCATCAAGCATAAGGTCTGTGGCTTCGCTAGCGCTCAGCACAGCTTCATGTACGATCACTCGAGCCCTCTTCCCAGTGGCCAAGTTTTTGCCTACCAGAAGAATATGGCGCGGCTTCTGGATTTCCGTTGCTCCCAAAACCTGCGTACCGGTTTCGCCGTTGTAGTCATAGTCGACCTCCACTTCTGTAGCAGCCCCCGCATTCAACGCTTTGATCAGGCCTCCATCTGTGTCCACTTCCACGTCCGTACCGACCGCCAGGCTGCTGCTACCTGCCGTTTCCGTTACCTGAACGCTCTGGCCGTCAATGTTCTCTTTAGACAACTTCACCCACTGCCCTTCGATTAGCGTGACAGTTTCCGCCGCAACCGAACCGGCGGTGACGCTGTGCGCTGCACTGGTGCCACCCAGGGCTTCGGCCAACAGCACCGCCGGCATGGAATCAAATGAAATAGACAAGCTGGCAGGGTCCCCGGGAATGTTTACCGTATCTAGCGCCTGACCATAGTTGCCGGGCTGTTTGGAAATCCGGTTTCGCGCCTCAACGCTCGGCGGGGTGAGCTCGAAGCTGGGAACGTTGATGGGGCCATTGAATGCACCGATAACGCCCTGCTCTACCGGGGCAATGTAAATAGCGCCGGCGAAGATGAGGCCGGTGTCCTGGTAAGACATGATTATCTCCTTTGGCGCAGGGCGCCGTTGGGTTAGGGTTTACGTTTTGGGTTCGAGGGTCATTTGGTATTTGGCGGTGACGGTGAGCGCCACCCAGGCCACCGGGTAACTATCCTCGGGAATGTTGTACTCGGCATCGCCCACTTCACTGTCAATCGCGTTACCGCCGAGCTGTTCCATGTTGTTGCGATCGGCCAGTGCGTTGATCAGGTCATCCAGGTGGCGTTGAAGTTTCAGGGCAACACCGGCTTCGGCCTTTTCAGCAACAATGATGTGGTGCGTAACCTCACGCACCAGCCGCCCGCCGCTGCTTTTGCTGGCCCGCCGATCTTCGCCGGGCTGCATCGCGATAAACGGCAAAGGTTGCTGCTCATCCATGATCAGGGCGTGGGCCAGCCAGCCTTCATAAATCTCTTCGCCAGCATCGCTGCTGTAGCCGTTGGCCGTGGTGATACTTTCCAGCCGCCGCCGGTATTCGGCATAAATGGCTTCGATCGGAATCATTCAAATAGCTCCAACAGCAGGCCCGCCACTTTGCGGGCGGCACGATCCTGCAGTTCCGGCGCGATGTCGTTACGCACGGACTGAAACACCTGGCTCACACTGGGGCCATGCAGCACTTTGTAGGCATCGCGCCCTTGGCCGGTACGCACGGCAATGCCCTTGGCACCGCTGCCGCGCAGCCCGATAAAGAAAAACTTTGGCTCGGTATAACGCCGGCCGGGCTTCACCATGCCGGTAACGCCGCCATGCTTGGTGCTGCCTTTGCCACGGCGCGGATGCTTCTTGGGCACCCGCAGGCCACGGTTTTCAAACCGGGAAAGCAACACTCCACGACGGGTGGCCTGCACGCCTGCTTCCCAGTAATCGCCCTTCTGCGCGGGCGGCAGCACCCGCAGGTGCCGCCCGATGTACTGCTTACTCAATGCCACTTGCCCGCCGATAGCAGCTACCCCACGCTCACGCCCATGCTTGGCGGTATCGCTGAGCACGGTTTGCAGCGCCACGGCACTGTGCTTGCCGGTGAGCTGGGCCATGGCATCGAGCACGATTTTCATGTCCCGGGTGGCTTTGCTCATTGGGTCACCTCCACCACCAAGGTGGTGTCGTTGTCGCGCTCCAGGGTGTGCACCGTCCAGACCTTCCCTTTCATCGTGATCTTGTCGCCCCGGCGCGGGTACGGCCACGCAGCTTTGGGGTACTCGATATAAATCAGGGTGGCGATCAGGGCGTTCATGTCGTCGCGCACGTCGTCGTAATCCAGGGTGGCGACGGTTTCCGGGCTGGTGCCCCGCTCCGGTTTCAGTGGCCCGGCCGTGATGGTGGCCGGGTCACCGTAGAAATTGAAAACGGCGCCATCCAGCGCCGTTTTGTAGCCATCGAACTGGCTCATGGTTAGAAGCTGCTGTTCAGACGAACCTTGCAGCTCGTGTTGCCGTCTACGGCATCCGCTGCCAGCACACCTACTTTGAGGTACGGCACCGCCGGATCACCGCCATCATCTGCATCCAGTGTGAGCGCTGTACCATCGTGGTAGACGCCATCACCCTCGGTACCAGCTAGAGCAGAATCTTTTGGCAGATCCCAGACTCGCCCGGTAGCGAGAGTGAACTCCTCGCCGATTACAGCATCGGTCAGCGCAACACCAAAGGTATCGCCCTTCACCACGAAGTCACCGCTGGACACAGCAGCCGCTGCCACAAGGGTCAGATTCTGCCCCTGGGAAACAAAGTTTTTAGCCATGATTGCACCTTTGCATCATTGGTAAATTAGGTGCGGGCCCCGAAGGGCACCGCGGGGAGAGAGGGTTAGCCGGGGTTATGCACCGGCGTTTTTGAACAGGCCACGGTGATCAATGACGCCGGCACCGAAGTCCAGACGCGCCTTGATCTTCACGCCATCCACGTCGAAGCCGTTTTCGGTTTCGATGTACACACCTTCTTCACCAGTGAGGTAGGCGTATTCGATGGTGTCAATACGAGCAGGGGCAGCAGAGAGATACCAAGCGGTTTCGCTGGAATCATCCAGCCGCGGCTCCACCACTACCTGCAGCTTGCCGGCGAAGGGGTTCACGTCTGCGCTCTTGGCGCTGAGGATTTCGGCAACGATCTGCTGGGCTTTGGTTTCCAACGCCGCCGGCACGACCAGGTACTCGGCCATCAGATTCAGCGGGCGCTTGGCGCTGATGCCTGTCTGGCGACGCATTTTCTTACGCGCTTCAGAAAGGCTTTCCACGCTCAGAGCGGCAGCGGTACCGAGGTTGCCATGATCGTTATGGAACAGGGCCTTGTTGTCGGCCATCTTCACATTGCCGGTAATCAGGCCCCACACCACGTTGCTCTCCAGTTCAGCCGCACTGGCACCGAAGGCTCCGGGCACACGGCTGAAGGCATCCAGGTCATCGTTGATGATGGTCTGGCGGGTCAGGGCGATGATTTTGCCGTAGGTTTCCAGCTTGTAACGCTGGTTGTCTTCACCCATGGAGCCGTAGTTGAATTCACCGGATTCATTCACCTTTTCCAGTTCCGGCGCTTCACCCAACTGGGCGCGGTTGACGAATTTAAAATCGCTAGCGCTGGCCTGACGACAGAACGCGGTGAAAGTACGGGGCGCAGCTTCATACCCAGCACGCAGGGTTTTGTTCGCCACGTCCGCCAGAATAGCCGGGAAATCGCTGGTGGAGTGCATCGCCTTGGCCGCAATCTCCATGGGCGTCATGCCACGGGTGGAGCCACCGCCAGCGTGGATCACTTCCGCCGCCATATTCATCAGGCTCATGCTACGGAACTCACGGGAGCCATCAGTCAGCGGGTGCTGGCTGGGGTTAACGCGGTTCATCAAGGCACCGGCCAGACCAGCGCGCAGGGCTTCACCATGGTGGCCGACCACAACATGACCACCGGGCACGGCGTTCTGGCTGCGGGTGGCCAGCAGGTTCAGCACCTCGTTGCGGGCATCCGCCACGGTGGTGCCGGTGTCGATCATGCGGTTCAGGTCCGCTTCTTCGACACGGTGAGTGGCGGCCAGGGCGCGCAGCTCGCTGACGCGGGTGCGCTCTTGGGCGATGGCTTGGGTAGCCACTTCGCCCGCGTTCTGGGCAGCGGCTGCCGGTACCGGCGGCGGGTCATTACGGGTACCACGGTTCTGGGCACCAGCGGCGGCCAGGGGGGGCTCCTCTTCTTCCTCGCCACCACCGGCAGCTGCAGCGGCCTGGGCTTTGGCTTCAGCGGCAGCCACACGGACTTCCAGCTGCTCATTGGTTTCGCCGGCATGACGGGACAGGCCCACCGCCTTCGCGCGTTGTTCGAGATTCATAACAGTACCTTTCGGGTTGGTGTGTGCGGCAGCGGTGGCCGCCGTGATTTGGCCCGAAGCGGGCCGGTGATACAGGTTGACTGCGCCAGCTGGCGCATTCTGGAATGCGGCGAGATCTGCCTGGGCGACAGCCTGCACCGGTTCAATCAATTCATCGGCAAAGCCCAGTTCTACGGCTTGCTCACCGTTCAGCCAGGTTTCTGCCGCCATCATGGCTTTGAGGGTGTCTTTATCCAGGCCGGTTTTGGTGGCGTAGATGTTGGCCAGGGTGTCTTCAAACTGGTCATACACATCGGCCGTGCGCCGGTGGTCGTCCGCCTCACCCAAGCTTGGGCCGCTGGGCTTGTGGATCATGATGAAAGCGTTGGCCGGGATGCGGACCACATCGCCAGCCATGGCGATAACGCTGGCCATGCTGAGCGCGATGCCATCAATGGTGACTTCTACACGGCGCTCGCTGTTTGCCAGCGCGTTATAGATGGCGAGGCCTTCAGTGATAAACCCGCCTTCACTGTGGATCCGCACGGACAGCGGGCCATCGTTCAGGGCTTCCACTTCACGCACGATGGTCATGGCGTCGAGGCCATCCCACCAATCACCGATGACGCCGTAGAGCAGCAGCTCGCCTTTGGCGTTGATCTGGTTTGTTGCAGACAAAGCGAGTCCGCCGTTGACCGCTTGGGCCAACGCTTTCAGTTTCCATTTAGGCATGGGGTGCTCCGGTTATTCGTCGCCGGGTTCGGGGTATGCCGCGCCGGGGGCACGGGCCTGGGTAACGCCGGCATCACTCACGCGGCCTGCATCGGTGGTAACGATAATGCCGTCACGGTTGAGGCTGTCGCGTTCTTGTTTGATTTCGGCGAACACGTCTTCGGGCTCAAAGCCCATGGAGCGGATCTGTTCGGATAGCGAGCCCAGGCCTGCGCGAACCATGTCAACAATCGGCGGAATTTCCCGCGAGGGGTCGATCATTTCACGGCGTGGCGGGGTCCATTCCCAGCGCACGGGCTGCTTGATTTCACCGACCAGCATGGCCGCCTGGTTGAACCATTCGCCCACGCCTTGGCATACCGTGGGGATCAACGATGCCCAGCGGTATTGCTCCACGTTGCGGGTGAATTCCAGGTGCCCCATGCGCCCGCTGCTAAAATTCACGCGCTCCAGGTTGCCGGTGAGAGCGGCGAACGGTACGCCGTAAGCGATGGCGATGGCGTGTTGTTCAACGCTAACGAATTCACCATGGCCGGATACGCTGGGCGGGTTGTTAAAGCGCACGTCTTCGCCGCCTTTTAGGCGCGGGAACATGCCGGGCTCCAGCTTTTCTGGCAGCACGTCGCCTTTGCGATCGGTGTCGCCTTCTGTCTCCACGACGACCCCCACCAGGCACGCTGCACTTTTGGCGGCCTCGATGCGGGCATCTTGGTAATCGTCCAGGTTCTTCATGCGCATGATGGCGGCGGCGCCACGCGGCACGCCGCGCACTTGCCCTGGGCGCAGCATTTCAAACAGGTGAATCACATCCGCCGCCGGGGTGAGCTTGCTGGCACTGAAACCGCCCAGCGCATCACCGGGGTGGCTGGTGTGCAGCCAGTAGCCCACGCGCTGGTGCTGCGCGTTGAACTGCACGCCTTGCACGGCGTAGCCGCCATTCATCTGGCCGTTTTTGGTGTGATCCAGATAATCACCTTCCAACAACCGCAGCTTGAGCGGCACTTTCAGGGCGGGGTCTCTGTCGGTCACACGCACGATAATCGCATCGCCGCTTTCTACAGCGGTGCGCACGGCCAAGGCTTGCAGGCCGTACAGGTTATGCCGGCCGTCATAGTCGATGGCCGTGCTCTCGCACCAGTTCAGCATGGTGCGCTGGAGCGGTTTCTTTTCTTCAGCATCGCTCACCAGCGCACTGGGGCGGATGCCAGTGCCAACGATGTTGGTGGTGAGCACCCGCACTGCGCTGGCGGCATACGGGTTGTTTCGCACCAGCTCACGGTGCCGGGCACGCAGCAGTGGGAGCGCGGCGCGGCTTTCAGCGTTGGCGCTGCTGTCGCTGCCACGGGTCCAGGTGTTGCGCCGGCCTTTGCCAGCACCGTCGTAGCCGTTCACGGCGCGCAGGCGATCCGTTACCACGCGGGCACGGGTGCGGCGGGCTTCGGCTTCCGGGGAAAAGAACCCGATGGTGCGGTCCAGCCAGCTCATTGGTACCCCCGGTCAAACGTGGGGGCATACGCCCGGTGTTGGCCACCGGCGTTTGGGCCCTTCACACTTTTGCGGATCATGTCGCGCACACGAATCATGTCATCGAGGCTGCGGAATTCCGTGGTCTTACCGTTGTGCGTAATGCGCAGGGTGCCTGTGGCAATCGCGGCTTCAATGCGATCCAGATCTGCTTGCGTGTAAGCCATGGGCGGTTACCAGTAGTTGGATTTGCGGCGGCCACCGCCGGCGTCTTCCGGGGTGTCATCGCCACCGAACAGGTCGCTTTGTTTGAGCTGGGCCTCAAGCTGATCCCAGCGTTCATCTTTCCAGGTGTGCAAGCGCAGGCTGTAGGCCGCGTGCAGGGCGTAGACTTCGCAGTCAGCCGCTTCAATGGGCTGGCCGGGCTTGTCGTGCCACACGAGCTTGCCGCCCATGCGGGCGTTGGGCGCTTTGATTACACCGGTGAGTTGTTCGTAGTAGTCGTCGCGCACGTTGGTGTACCAGTGCATGCGGCCTGGGCCTTCGCCTTGCAGGCTGAGCCTGCCGCCTTCGCCGAAGATCAGGTCTTTGGCTTTGTGGGTGCCCACCTGGTACACCTGCAGGCCGAATTTCGCGGCCTTGGTTTTGTGGCCGTTCTTTTTGCTGTAATCGGTTTTGCGCGGGGCGCTGAATATCTCGCGACGGCCGTAATCGTTGCTGCTGCCCTTGATGGCCATGACGCCGCGCTTCTGCCGGGGGCGTACCCAGTTGTACACCTGCTCGGTGCTGTGGCCGCCGGAGTCGATGCTGATGGCTCGCGGGATCATCCTGAATCCGTCCGCGCTTTTGCGGGGGGTAAACAGGAAATCATCGAGCTCTTTCCAAACCGGGTCGCTGCTATCGGTGGTGCTGACCTTGGCGAAGAATTCACCCCAGTAGATCAGCCAGCCTTCCATGCCCCTGCCCCAGGCACGCAGCACAACGGCAACGCGATCGCGTTGCACATCGATGCCGGCGGTGAGGATCAGGCCGCCGTGGGGCACCACCAGTTCGGGGTAATCCTCTGCGCGTTCGCGCAGGGCGTCCGCGTCGGGGGCTGCGGTTTCATATTCGAAGGTGCGGCCCAGCTTCTGGTTGGTGAACGTGATCAGGCCGGAAAGGTCGCCCTTCTCGGCCAGGTGATCCGCTTTCAGCTTGTCGCGCACCACATCCGCGAGGCTGGTACCCGGTACGCAGGCATATAGCTCGCCGAGCTGGGTGAAGCCAGCCTTTCCGTGGAATGGCCGTGTTGGCACCCAGCCACATAGCGGGTCGCCCTGCTCCACCGCGTTGTACACGGTGTCGCGGATGTTGGTTTGTCGCTGGTGATCATCCCAGCCGCTGCCACAGCCCGGGCAGCAATACACGGCGGTATCCGGCATGGCGCGGCCGTACACTTCGTGCACTGGGGCTTCGTCATCGGCATCCAGCCAGCTGACGTTTTCCCATGCCAATACATGGCTCTCTTCGCACTCATGGCACACCACCGGCAGCACCCGGCAATCGGATTCACGCACGCGGTGTTCCGTTTTGCTCAGGTCCTTGATGGTTGGGGTGCCGCCCACAATCAGCTTGCTGCCGGGGTAGCGTTTCAGCCGCTCTTCCAGCAGGCCGATCGCATCCCCCTGCCGCTTCACATCCACGCTGGTATCGTCGGGTTCTTCAACTACACCCACGCCCACCGAGCTGGTGGACTTCACGTTGCCGGGGCTGTTGGAGCCAACCAGTTTCAGGAAGCCGCCCGGGAAGGTTTTCAAATCCCAGCGATTGCCCGCCTTGCGGCTGGTGGTCACATCGACCACGCCTTTCATGGCAGGGGTAGCGCTGAGCGCGGGCACCAGCTTTTCATCGTGAAAGGCCTTGCCGTCTTTCTCTTTCGCGAACAGCACCATGAGCGGCGCGGGGTGGCCGTCAATGCGTTTGGCCAGGTACCCGATGAGAAAGTAAGTCCAGCCCAACTGGGCGGCTTTCATCAGGTCCACTTCATCCACGCTGGTGTCATCCAGCGCCGCGGCGACGCCCAAGAAATAAGGCGAATAGTAAAAGTCGTACAGCCCAGCCAGATCACCGATGGTTTCCGGCAGGTGGTAGTGCTCCTGCATCCATTGCGCTGTCGGCACATGCCGACGGGGCCGGAATTTACTCGACGCCCTCAGTAAGACCTTTCGCAGCGTCGCCTGCAAACTCGCCAATTCGCTCAATTGCAGGTTCAACGACATCGCTAAGTGTTGCGGCATCAATAGTGATGCCGTGCTCCTTTTCCAGTGCCTGGCGCAGACGCTCTACCGCACCGCGAATTTCACGGTTCGCATAGCCCGCCCAATTCGTGATTGCCTGGGCAGCTTCTTCAGCCAGCACCAGCAATCCCAGTTTTTCGTTGTACGTCAGCCGACCTAGCGCCGCCTTCACCTGAGCTTCCTCGGTTTTGGCAGCCGCCAGATCCGCTTGTTTCTCACCGCCCCGCCCTGCCGCGTGGGTGCGCAGGTGGTCGCAGTAATCACGCAGCCACTCAGCATAAGAGCCATCGCGGCGCAGGTTTCCATCAGATGCATGCTTGCTCGCCGCCTGCTGGCTAATACCAACCAGCCGCGCGAAGCCAGAAGCCGTTGCTTGTGCATCAAGATCCATGGAAACCACCAATAATCGGGGAACAACTACAACCCCCTATAGAAACCCACATCTGCAAACAACCCGCGCTCTGCGCACCCGTATGCAGGCGATCCCGGGAAGGACCCGCGGACTCTTATAACGGGCTCAAATGATAATAACTCTCAAATACTAAGGCGGCGAAAATCAACCTCGTTCCACACCCTGGGCCGCAACAGGCGGGTTTTTATCGATGATGATTGCGTCTAGCTTAGGGATCAGATCAACGGTGATATTAAGTATCACCAACAACGTACCCACCACACCAAAGGCCCACACCGCACCCCGGAATAGCGAGCTGATCCTCCCTACTGACTTGCCGAGCGCCGCGAAGCCCTCCGCCTGATCATGCCGCAGAGTAGCCACATCGTCTTGCAGCTTTGCCACGCCCTCTTTGGCCTCCTCTGCACTGCGCTCAGTGAGCGCCATGCGATGACCAAGCCGCTCATCTTCCAGCGCTTTTAGGCGGTGCTCATCAACGGCGCGGGCACGCTCCAGGTCGTTCACTCGCAACGGGATCGTGTCCATTAGCTGCGCCTCGCTGTTTCCTGTCACAAACAGATCTCCATCGTTGCCACGCGACACCAGCGGCGATGAGCCAAAAAAGAAAAAATATCACCACGGCCAACACAGCGCCCCGCGCTACGATCAGCCCGCATTCATTCAGCCGCGTGTATCGCATCGACAAGCCCATTATGTCGCGTTGCACAATCGTGATACTGGCCAGCCCACTGCCTCATGGCAGCGAGCACCGTTCCTGCCTCGCCGTCACTCAGTGTCGGCAGCGCCATCGAGCACTTCACCATCAGGTTCTGTTGGTAGGCCGGCAATGTCGTTGATGGCCGCGGCGTTGAGCAGGCGGACACCAGCAGCAGGCAGGCACACATTGCGGTATACCGGCTTAATGACTTCACGCATAACCCCGCGATCAATAACAGTCTCGTTCGCCTTCAGCGTCGCCAGCTTACCTTCAACCGCCTGGGCAATCGCCGCATGGTCATCCAGCGCAACCTGAATCGCCGCCGAGGTAGCTTTAAGCCGCGCCGCCTCAAGGTCGCCCTCATACCAGCCACGAACCGTCCAGCCACCGAAAGCGACCCCTGCCACAACAGCAAGCACAGCCAGGTAGGGCGCGGCACGTTTTAACGCAGCCAGCCACATCATTTCCGGCCACCACTGTTCACATAGAAACCGAACCAAGCCGCCGCCGCGCCCCAGATGCCGGTAGCAAATGTGGTCTGCGGCCCTGACGGGTCAGCCAGTGAAGTGAACCAGCCGAAGGTCTGCCAGCACACAAGGCCGTACAGCAGCACCAGCAAGCGGGGCACTACGCGCCACTTGTCCAGAGTTTCGGGGCTCATCACTCACCCATCGCAATCAGTGCCGGCGTCGGATCCAGATAATCCCCGTCCTTTTTTATCTCGAAATGGACGTGGTTCGGGATGCCCGGATAGCGTTGCCCCAGATCCTGGGTAAGACCGATTGCCGTATTGGCTGTAACTCCTTGGCCAACCCTTACACTTGGGTCAACGTAAAACACACGGAAGTCATAGCCACCCGCTGTGATTTGCACATACCGATAGCTCAGATCATCCCCATAGGAGTAGCCCAGCTTGGTGACGGTGCCGGTTACCGGCGATTCAATGGCTTCACCAGAGCTGGCGAGCAGATCCACGCCCTTATGGGTGCGACTGCCACGGGGCGCACCGAAGTGCCCCGCACCAAAGCCATCACTCCCCCGTCGCTTTAATTCGGACAGCTTCATGACAACCTCCTGAAATTGGCGCCTGCCATGGTGCGCCCGACCGGGTTACTCCCAGTCCGTTGAGGCGTGGCGGGCTAGAACGCTCGTTTGGCTTACTGGCTCGCAAAGGGGTCGCCAATCCCACCGAGGCCACAGTGATACCAACCAGCTTTGTTCGCCAGCCGATCCCGCCCCCGGCCTACGTCGTATAGGGGCAGAAATAAAAAGCCCCGCCGAAGCGGGACCGGGAGAAAATTGGTTGCAGCCGCAGGAATCGAACCTGCTCCGACCAGCGCCTCACTGGCCTACACGTTTTCCCTGCATCAATGGGCTACCGATACAAAGTGTGTGTCGCGCGTAGAAACCCGCCGCTCTACCGTTGAGCTTCGCTACATCACAAACAAAAAAACCCGCAGGCATAAACCAGCGGGCTCGAATAACAGGCATAAAAAAACCCGCCTAGATTTCTCTGGGCGGGCTTTTCCACGATGGGAAAATGATGGTCGTTTTTGTCCGGTACGTCAACAGGTCAAGAGCAGAAAAATAAAAAATCTCTCACGCCGCCACATCAGCGAACTGATGCCACAAGTGCCGCAGCACTTTATCTTCATGGGTAAAGATCGTTGCCATCATGTCATCAGCCCGCGCAGCCCACACATCGTTGAACTGTGACTTGCCGATCTTGGCAATCGCCGCCCGGTTCCTCACCGTTAGCACACTCTGCCCTGTCGCCTTGCAGGCCGAACAATCCACCCACCGGTCCGCCATCCGCAGCAACTCACCGTCATCCGACATTTCCGGCTCCTGCCGCCAAACCTTGCCGCGCCCTCCGCACGGGCTACAACGCATCGGGTGAACCAGTTCAAACACACACAGCGTAGCCAGGCCCTCACAGTAATCCGTTTTCCAGCCATGTCGCATACACCGCCGCCGGAACTCAGTCTGCGCCCACCCTGCCAAAGCCAGCTGCGCCTGGTTGTCATCACAGAACTTGGCTCGCCCCACCAACTCAGCCTCAGCAGGCAGGTTCCCCATGCCCATAGCGCCCGCCACATCCTGTGGCGTAATCAACACCACACTGCCACCAAAGCCACCACCATCAATCAGCAGCCCTTTCGCCGTCATCTTTGCCATCAACCGGATCGGATTCATAAAACTCCCCTGCCATTGCCTGTTTGTTCGCCGTAAAACACCGAATTTTTATCCCGACACCTGATTTTTATCTGTCGGTTTAGGTGTCTAGCCCTAACTGATTGATTTTTAATTTACTTATCTATAAATCCGACACCTAGACACCTAGACACATGAATATAGATATACACCCGCGTATGTGCGCACGGGCGCACAAGCCCCCTTTTTAGGTGTCTAGGCGTCTAGGCCAGCAAAACCGGGCCGTGCAGCTGTCGGCCAGCTGTCGGCGTAGCTGTCTAGCTGTCGGAAACGCACCATTACTGCGCACCATCGTTAATCCACTCACCCACAGCCGCCTCATAAAACGCCCTAGCCTGCTCGCCAAGCGCCTCCAGATACCCAGGCATATCACGGCCCTTGTACACCTCAGGAGGCACCCACAGCCGCACCGTGCGCTTAGGGCTCATCGGCTTAGGCAGGCACACGTCCCGCCGCTCCGGCTGCATCACACGCTTCAAATCCGCCGCCAGATCCCGTTGCCGCCGCTTGTACTCGTTATTGCGCTCGCACCATCGAATAAAAACCTTCCACAAATCTGCCGACGCCACCGCACCATAAGGCAACCCCAAGTCACCATCCTTCCACAGCTTGTGGAAATACAGCGCCGTACTCATACCCATCTCAACCAAGCTTTCCTTTTCCTCATTCAGCGGTGGCCGCGTCCATGTACCAAAATCACCCAAATCCAAATCCAGCAGGTAGCGGAAAAAGCAGCCCACCCCACCGTTATGAATCTCATCAAACAACGCCTGAAAATACGCTTGCCCCGGCACATCACCGGCATAAAGCACCATATAGCGCCGGTCACCCTGGTCCATCAGCAGCGGCACCGTCTCATTCGACAAGAAAACGATATTCAAGTGGTTCGTCTCAACCCGCTCCGGCGCGTGCTTCTCGTTAATCCGCACCGTCTTGCCCGTCACCAAATGTTTCAACTGGCCCTTGTAGTGGCTTTTCTCAGCCCGGCTAACCACCTCCTCAGCCAGCGCAAAACACTTACCCGCCTGCCAGCCCGTAAACTGGCTTTCCAGCTGCGCCTGGCCAATCGTCGCCGCAGCCTCACCATAAATCGGCATCACCACGTTTTCCCACACCGCGCTTTTACCAGGGCCTTCCGCCCCGAACATCACCACACTGGAATCCATCTTCGCGCCCGGGTGCTGTAACGGGTACGCAATCCACTTAATCAACCACTCGAACATCTCAGCCCGGTGGCCACACAGCCGCCAAAAGTGCTCAATAATCAGCGGGCAGCCCGCCTCACCCTTTGCATCCGGCTCCACAGCAAACCCCTTCCACAGGTTCACCCACTCCGGCCCCAGCTCTTGCCCCGGCTCAAACTTCAGGCCATAGACAATCTTCCGGCTCGGGCTCTCTTCCCAATTCTTAAAAAGCTCCCGCCCCACCGCATGCCGCAAGTGCGAAAGCCGCATATAAATCTGATTACGCGAATCCCACACCATGTCCGTGCCATACACCAACATGCAGTGCTTAATCATCTCCGTGATCTTCCAGTGAACACCACCCCCCGCGCCCCCGCACGCGTGACCGCGCTTTTCAGAAGAGGGCGAGGGAGAAGATTCCCCACCAGCATCATTCGCAGATAGCCGCGCCTTTAAATCGGCACGGAAGCGCTTCCGCGCCTCCTTCTTGCCCAGCGCCAGCATGTAATCGTTCCAATCACCGTGCCACGGCTCAGGCTGGGTTTCCGCCATTGCGCACCTCCCAGCTTTCCAGAATATCGTTCACAGCATCTGCCGTGGCCTGCGCCTCATTCATCTGGTCACGCAGCAGCTCCAGCAAATTCAGGCTGCCATGCAGTGCCTGAGTATCCATCGTCCGTTGGCCAACCAAAAACCGGAACTCAACCTGCCCGCCCGGCTTCCAATGCAACAGCACCGGCATATTCACCGGCATCGATGCCAAGCCACACAAACGCTCAATGCAGATACTCAACAGCGCCTTACGCTGGTCCACCGTCATCCCGGCCACCAGCCCCCCCAAAGCCGCTTCACTCTCCGGGTCAACCACCTGCGCCGCCTCTGGCAGCGGCACCAACTGGGCATCACCCGCCCGCACCAGATAACGCTGCCCCACAGGCAGGCCCTGCCCACCTTGGCGCAAACCAGGTGTGCTTACCGTTTCTCCACGGCGAATGGCAGGCAGCACCTCAGCGGTGACCCATTTACGGAAGGCTTTGGCCGCAGGCTTACGGCTTTTCAGAATGGCGTGGTAAAGACCAGATTCGTTGATGACAGTAAAGGTTTGATCCCCACCAAGGGTGGGCACCCTGTGCCTACCCTTTTCATCTTCATCGAGGTTACGAGCCAAGTCTTTGGCGCTCTGGTATTCAAGAGCACCAGACACATCACTGGCAACAAACCAGACAAGGCCAGCTCGCTCAACAACTCGGACAGGATGGGAGTTAAAATGGAAAAGCGAAGGTTTAGTAGTCATAGCAAAATCCCTGTATTTGGCTTTTCCGAACAACTGTCGCCAAACAGGTGGACGGAACCATGCGGGTTGGCGAACCGGATACAGGAACCGGCAGCCCCGAAGGGCTCCCGCACGGCCCGCCCATAACTGGCTTGCCATGCTTCGGACACAAAAAAACCGCACTGATGGCGGTGTGTCCGCCTGTATATTCCGAGTCGCCAAACCCGGCTGCCGATTTTGCGGCAGCAGGGCTAGCGTAAGCCGGATAACGGCGGCGAGTCAATAAGGTGGGAAACCGGCCTACTTCAAGTCCATGCCAACCAGCAACGAACTCAGCCCAGCCAAGGCGAATAACAGCATCACTGCTTTGAAGGCCCAGCTGATCACAGTCCAAGCGATGAAGAATTTCAGCGTCAGGAAGAACACCCGCCCGAACGTCAGATCGGCCATTGAAAGCGGGGTTTCCGCTGCCGCCGCTGGGCGGAACCAAGCGAAAAACCCCATGATTAACCCGAGTAGCGCCCCCGGTTCCACCCTCGACACTTCGCGCTGCTCTCTCTTTGCTACCGCCGCCAGCCTTGCCTTCTCTTGCTTTTGCTCGTAGGCCGCATCGGTTTTTATATAAACCCTTTCGCAACTCGGGCATGTCGACAGGGCGCTCTCCACCTCTGCCGAATACCCGCAATGCCTGCACGTTTTTTTCATCAGAACAGTTCCCTTGCTCAACACTATAAGCAGGAACCTTGCCGCGCCCATGAATCGGAGTCAACGCCATCAAGCCGCCTCCCCAACCGGAGCGGGCGGCACATACACCACCCCACCCAACGCCGCCTGGCAAGCCAGCGCCGCATCCTGCCCTGCCTGCTTGCCCGTTTTAGCGTTAACCGCATCATTATCCGCCGCCCAAACCGGGGGCCTGCCCATCATCAAGCCAGCCCCGTGGAACGCCTGCCCCACCGGCAACATGTTTCCGGAATCAAAACAACAAACCACCGGCCAGCCGGTACCCATCTCATAAACCGAAGCCGACGTTGCATACCCCTCGGAAAAACCCACCAGCTCGGCCTTGTCCAAATCGCCAATCACATGGAAGCAGCCCTTCTTCCGGCCATACCGCGGAAACAGCTTCGTACCGCCCGCCTTAATTACCTGCACAGACCACAGCTTCCCGGCCGCATCCCTCATAGGCACCACCAGATCACGAAAATCCAGCTTCAAATAGGAAAGCGAATCCGGGCGAGGCTTCGGCACCGTGCTGAAAAACTGCCGGATCTCATTGCCCGCCAAAACCCGGGAGGCACCCGCCGCGTCATCCACCACCAGCAACACAGGCTGGCGAGCCTCGCGAACACCATGCGCCCCCACCCCTTTCGCCTGCAGGTAGGGCTGCGCCTTCACATCAACCAGCCGCGTGTATTCCTGCCAAATAGTCACACACGCTTGGCTCACCGCTTCCCGCATAACAGCGGCCCGCTTTTCGTCGGCCTCAACCTCAGCCTGCCGAGCCTTACGACGCTCAGCTTGCTCTTTGCGCAGCGCCCTCTTTTCCTCAGCCGTAAGCTCCCGCTTGGGCCGCTGCCAGCCACCCTGCACAGCCAACTTAATCAGCGTACCAATGGTGTAATGGCCCGCCTTCGCGCTGCGCCAGGTGGCCTTGCAGGCCCCCTTCTCATAGCTCTGGCCCTGCTGGCTAAACGCATCGAATAAATCAAAACCGGCCTCGCCATATTCATCCTTCAACGCACCAGCAACAGAAAACCACACGTCACGGTCACAATCCGCCGCCACATACAGCAACGCCTGCTCCGCTTCATGAATCGGCAACGGCTCATGCATCGCTCACCTCACCAAACTGCTTAGCCGCTTCCACCAGGCTAAACCCGGATTGAACAAGGCGGTACAGGCTCTTTTCCAGCACCGCCAATTCATCCGGGTCCACCTGCCCATCGGCCAGCGCATCCCGCACATCGGTGGTCATCTTGCCCACCCGGCTAACCAGATCGGCAAGGCCGCTGAATAACTCAGACTTCGCAGAATCATCCACCGCCGGCATCGGCAACCACACGCAACCCGTAATCAACGACAACGCATCAAGAATTTGCTCAACATCCCCATGGTCACGGGCATACTCGGTAATCAGCTCGAATTGCTGCAGGGTGGGGTTACGGTGGGTGTCGTTCAGGTTCAGGTTGTTATAAAGGCGCTGGGTATCAATGTCGTAGGTAGCGCAGATCTTCTTGATGTTCTGCCGCTTGGCCGTCATTGCCAGCGCCGTTTTCAAGTCAGGCAACGTATTCTGAGCCAGCTCAGCGCGGCTCATGCGTGGTTTATTCATGCTGAAACTCTCTCCCGGGTTTCTCTAAACAGGCAGGCATGCCGCCTTTACTCTGTAATGGTCAGGCCGCTTTGCTGGCGCGAAACACATCAGGACGCAGCTCTTGGCAGGTCACCTCACCGCCTGTCATGTCCTCGATGTCCTGGCAAAGCTCAGCCGGCACCCGCCGAAGCCCGGAGGCAATCTGGCTAATGAAGGGGGCAGAAACCCCGAGCCGCTCCGCGAACTCCTTTTGGGTGCTACCCACTACTGAAATTGCTTTTTTGATCGGGTTCATAGAACACCCCTCAGATGTACACCCGAACAAATTAGCACCGGCTAATGAATGAATCAATAGCAGAAGGTAATTTACTTTTGCTAAAGGCTAGGGAGAATTGAGGCATGACTGATACGACTTACGCCCACAAGGCCCGCGTGGAAGCCCTGCGCACACTGGTTCTGGAATATGGATCACAAGCCAAATTCGCCCGAAAATTCGGGCTAGATGCCAGTTACATCTCCCAAATACTGAGCGGCCACCGCTCCTTTGGTGAGAAGTCCGCCCGTAACATGGAGAAAAAACTGGGCATCCCGCTCGGCGCCCTAGACGGCCGGCTGCTCGCCAACGAAATAAAAGATTCGAACATTGAGCCCGCGTATGTACCCCACACCACCCGGTCCGCACCAGTTGTAAGCTGGGTTCAAGCCGGCCAATGGGCTGAAGCGATTGATCTATACAGCGCCGGGGAAGGCGAAAGCCAGGAAGAAACGCCCACCAACGCCGGCCCACATGCGTTTTGGTTGCGAGTCAAAGGCGACTCGATGACAGCACCAGCAGGCCTAAGCGTGCCCGAGGGCTACCTAATCATGGTCGACCCGGATAGCCTCCCCGAAAACGGCAGCTTAGTGGTCGCAAAGCTGGACAGCGAAGACGAAGCTACGTTTAAAAAACTGGTATTCGATGGCCCCAACCGATACCTAAAACCACTGAATACGGCTTACGACACAATAAAAATCAACGGCAACTGCCGGATCGTTGGGACCGTAAAAGAAATTCGGTTTCGACCTTAAAAACAATCACTACTGATTAACCATGGAGGGGAAAGTGACAAAGCGTGATAACGAGAGCAATAATAACCAAGGAAGATCCAGCAAAGCAGACCGCTCAACACACGACTCTGCACGGAACCGACAGGATGGTGCTAACCTTACATATGGCGAACGCGAAAAAGGCTCAACCATCCACCAAAGCAAACCGAGCCCTAAACCCCCCAGGAGATAGGCCTCATGGATAGTCTTGAGCGCCACGCAGATATACTGCATAACATAAGAACTGGCGTGCGGTACCATATGCGCCGTCACGCTTTTTTTGAGCGCTGGCACCGCCTCACCGGGCTTTCATCACTGATATTCAGTTCTGCAGCGGTTGCCGTTTTCATCGCCCCGCACACAAAATACGCAACTTGGCTGGCGGCGCTCATCGCCATCATTCAAGCAATTGATCTAATGTTCGAAACACAAAAGCGCGCGAGCCTTCATGCAGACCTGCGCCGCCGATACGTTTCACTCGAACCAACACTGGCAGCAAGCCAAGAATTGGCCGAAACAGAGTATGCAGAAGCGAAAAACAGCATAGCCCTCATTGAGCTTGATGAGCCCCCAATCAAAGAAACCCTAATAGCCCTCGCCCAAAATGATGCGGCCACCGTTTCTGGGTACACAGAGGAAGATAACCCCGACACCTTCACACCGCTCAACTGGTTTCAGGCACACTTCCCGAACCTCTGCCCATAATCATCAAATAGTTACCAGGCCCGCCCCAAGCGGGCTTTTTTGTGCCCTCCAGAAAATAAATTAGCATTAGCTATTGACTCTATTATTTAGCCTGCGCTAACGTATTTAGCACAAGCTAACGGAGTCATTAGCAATGAGCATCCACATACACCCCACTGCCGCCACACCGGCAGCCATCTACAAGCTCCAGCGCCAAACCGGCCTGGTCGCCGTTATCCATGGCACCAGCGCCCAGCTGATCCCCCACAGCCACTGGCTGGCCCGTAAAGGCAACGCTCTGCCGCGCCAACAGCGTCGCAGCGCCGTGCCGGCCATCCAGCGCCTGAGCGCCCACCACCGCCATCACGGCGGCGACGGCCCCAGCGCCGCCTAAGCAGAACAGAGGGAGGACAGCATGAGACTCACCATGCAGAACGAAAAGGAACTTCGCACCGCCATACGCGGTACCGACAAAGGCGCCCGTAGCACCACGCTGATCCGCGTCCACGGCATCACCCTAGCCGCCGCCGTTAGCAAAAGCGAAGTGGCCACCACCGTGACCATCTACCCGGCCAACAATCCGAACCAGGTGATCTACCAAGGCACCGGTACCGCTGGCGAATGCTATGCGGATGCCGCCGACGCCATTGAAGGGGCCGTTGTATGAACCTGCTACCAGAAGACACCCGCGTCTCAGTAGACGACACCAATTTCATTGGCGACACCATCATGCGCATGGCAAACCGCGGGGTTCGGCAGGCGCTGAATGACGAACTCGATCTGTGCCACCAAACCGAAAGCAACCTCATGGGAATCTGGCTTTGCCTCCCTAACCACCCGCTCGGCGACCTCACTCAACGCGCCCAAATGCTGATCACCGCTGCCAAGCACCACCACCGCGGGCAGCCATACGCTCCCATCGAAGCTGAACTCGACCTAGCGGGCCTCACAACCGGAGAACCCGAATGAAAATCATCGCCTTCACCGGCCCCGGTGGCGCCGGCAAAAACACCGCCGCCGAAGCCCTGGGCACCCAGTGGCACACCAACGAAGTGGCCTTTACCACCCCACTGTATGACATGGCAGCCGCTGCACTGGGCATCACCCCGGAACAAGTCAACCAGCTCAAACAGCAAGGCGACAAAGCGATCCGCGCCCTGCTCGAACAGCTCGGTGATGCCGTGCGCAACACCATCCGCCCGGACTACCTCATCGTGCGCCTGGTCGACACCCTGCGCGAACTGGAAGACAGCCAAGACACACCCGAACTGGCCGTCATCACCGACCTGCGCACCGAAGAAGAGGCAAGCTGGGTACGCGCCATGCGCGGCCACGTCATCCATGTGAACCGCCCCGAAGGCACCAGCACCAGCCAACACAGCACCAATCAGCCCATCACCATGGAACAGGGCGACGGCTACCTGCTCAACGCAGGCACCGTGGAAGACCTACATAAAGAAGCCATTAACGCAGTGCGTGCAGCACTCCAAGGCAAGCAGGTGGCCGCATGAACCTGCTAGCCCGCCTGCTCTACAGGCTCACTGCCAACCGCCCCACACGGCTAATCAAAATCAGCGGGCAGGCCTACCTTGAGCGCTACTTCCTGTGCCAGGTACTCGGCATCACCGTTTACCTGCACCGCTTTGTGCGCGACGACAAAGACCGCGCCCTTCACAACCACCCATGGCGGCACGCCATCAGCATCGTGCTCACCGGTGGCTACACAGAACACCAAGGCCTGCTCATGGGCAGAACACCTGATGGCATCGAAACCGTGCTCACCACAGTGAAGCCCGTGAAGTGGTTTAACCACATCCGCCACAGCAGCCACCACCAGATCGTCCGCGTCAAACCCGAAACCTGGACGCTCTTCATGCACACCCGCTGGCGGTTTGAATGGGGCTTTCTCGAACGCCTCACCGGCCCACTGCCGCACTACCGCTACCGCAAGCACAACCCGGAACAACCTCGCCAATGGTGGCGCACAGCGCCCCCAGCCAAGCGGGCAAACCGAGAACCCTTCGGAGGTTAACCATGAGCCAGCCCACCTACCGCATCAAGCAAGCCGCGCAGCGCCTTGGCACCAAGCCAGGCCACCTCCGCCAACAGCTACGCGGCATGGGCGCCATCACCGCCGAAGAACGGGCCCACCCAACATGGGTGCGCGAGGGCTGGCTCAAAGAAGAACACACCCAGTACCACCACCCAGTGGCGGGCTGGAAATGGCAAACACGTATCGACATTACCGAAGCCGGCCTGGCTGAACTATTTGGCCGGATTGATCAAGCCGCATAGAGGGGCACATGGAATGGACGCAAAAGCACAAATACGCGCTCAGCGCCGGGGCCTACCAGGTCAGCAAGACATACACAGCCACCAAAGCCGTGTACACCGCCTGGCCACCCAAACCGCCCTACAGCAGAGCCCTGCCATGGCAGGGCCTCGTGCACCAGTGCATTGGCTGCTACAGCGATGCCGGCCAGGCAAAAGCCGCCTGCGAAGCCCACGCGGCACTGTCCAGCTTATGCAGCTTCCTCTACCGACAGAGCGACAGCAAAAACAAACCGACTGCGCCCTGCTGATCATCACCCTGGTCAGCGGCAGCGCCCTAGCAATCTGGCTGCTACTGCGATGAACACACTATTTCTACTCATGGCCGAATTCGAGACAGCGGAAATCCCGCTGGACGCCCTCGCCGAAAAATACCTCGGCCTGAGCCCAGCCCAAGCTAAACGCCGCGCCGCCCGCCAGGCACTGCCGTTTCCCGCACACCGGGGAAGCCGCAGCCAAAAGGCCCCGTGGCTAGTGCACACCCAAGACCTCGCCAACCACCTCGACGCGCAACGCAACGAAGCCGCCCGGGAATGGAAAGCGATCAACGAAGCAGCTTAACCACCAACCCCCAATGGGAGAGAGAACCATGCGTACAAACGTAGATGACTTCATCAGCGAACTGGACGGCGGCATGTTCGCCCAAAAGCTCGGCCAGGCCCTGTCCGATGTCGCCGCCGGCACCATCGACCACGGCAAAGGCAAAAAGAAAGGGAAGATCACCATCGAGCTGGACGTTCAGCAGATCGGTGAATCCCACCAGGTGCAAATCGGCCACACCCTGAAAGTGTCGCGCCCCACCCTGCGCGGTAAGGCTACCGAAGAAGACACCACCACCACACCCATGTATGTGGGCAAGGGCGGCAAGATGACCATCGCCCCCGATGCCCAGATGGATTTCCTGAAAACCCCCGCAAAAGAGGAGCAATAAGCTCATGGAAACACTCGCCACCACAACCCTACTGGAACACATCCAGGACAACACCACCCGCCTTGAATTCAACAAGGCGGCAACGGAACAAAATCTCGACGTAGCCACCCTGCCCAACGATACAAAGGTGCTGGATCTGGAGCAGTTCAAACCCCAGCGCAATCGCTTTCGCGGAAAATTCGCCACCAGCAGCGTTGAAGATTTTGTGAACTACACAGAGGCCAAGGCTGATTTCGGTGCCGAGTGCTTCGTCTACCCGGACGACATGACGGCCACCGCAGTGCTGAACCTTGGCAGCATCGTGGCGCCGGGCCACGCCGACAGCCTGGCCAAGATGAAGCTGAAAACCACCGCCGCCTTCGACGCTATCAACAAAACCGATGGCGCCGCACGCTCCCAGCAGCAGCTGGCCGAGTGGCTGGAAGACTGGCGCGACAGCGTTCAGGGGCTCACCAACGACGAACAGGCACTCACAGCCAACCAAGTCATCGCCGCCATCCGCCGCATCACCATCAAGGCCGGTAGCACCAGCGATCACACCGAAGGTCAGCTCAGCGCCACTCGCTCCTCGCTTGAACAAGTGGAAGCCAGCAGCAACAACGAACCCCTGCCGAGCTTCATTCTCTTCAAGTGCACCCCCTATCAGGGGTTGGCTGAGCGCACCTTCGTACTGCGCATGAGCTTGCGTACCGTCGAAGATAACCCCCTGCTCAGCCTGCGGATCATCCGCCCTGAACAGCACGAAGAAGAAATGGCCGAGGAGTTCGCCGGCCTGCTGCAAGAAAAATTCGGCGACACCCTCCCCGTCACCATCGGCGCCTTCAGCGCCTAACAGGAACCAGCATGCTAATCGCCCGTTTCTCCTTGCACGACGAACAACCATGGATCAGCCCCAAGGCACGCAGCCTTGGCAGCCGGAAATGGTTAATCAAACTCCACGCGGGAAACGGGCCTGCACGCAGCACAGACGAAATCCGCAACCAAAACCCCTGCAACCTGGTGGACATACTCGAAACCGCCACCCAAAGCATCGACGACCTGCTGAGCGAACACGCCCACACCGTCACCGATGCCGGGTTCCAGGTGTTTTTGTTGAGATAGGGAGACGATCATGACTGAAAAACTACGCGAACAAGTGCTGGCCCAAGTCCAGGAAAACGGCCCCACCACCTGCCCACTAATCGCAGGCGCCATCGGCACCCACTCCCGCACCATCGCCCCGATCCTGCGGGCCCTGGGAAACGAAGGCCACATCACACAAACCGGCCTCACCAGCAGCAACGCCATCATCTGGTCAGCCCACCGCAGCCGCATCGATGAGCTAATGCAACGCTTCATCACCCAACCAGCAGGGGCCGCACTATGAGCGAAATTAGAGAGGCGTTTAAAAAGTGGCTCGCAGAGCAAACCGGAAATCAACACGCGATAGACGACTACAAAACTGCGGCCCTGGAATTCGCATGGCGGGCATGGCAAGCCGCCCTGCAATCCGTAGAGGGTGCTGAGCCGGTGGGGTATCTAACGAATCAGGCCGTTGCTCGATTGCAGAGCGACGCAAGGCTAAACGGCGAGCATCTTTACGCGTTTAAGCCGGATGACATGAGCAAGTTTCGTGAGGTCTATCTGCGCCCATGTACGGAGACAACTGCGCCGGTAGCTTTCGCTGTTTTTGAGGACAACGGAAATATAAGAATCTGGGGAGCCAATGGCAAACAAGTCGACGATCTGCGATCTCGTTTCGGAAAGCGGCTTCGTCCGCTCTACGCAACCCCAACTGTCAAGGATTCCTTGACAGCCCAGATCGAACCCATTGGGTATGCAGACCCTGACACTTTGTCTGACTATCGGGCAGGCGACAGGTTGCACATCCCTGTTTATCGCCCTGATGCGTCCGCAGATTGGCAGGCCGGAATTCCGGTTTATCTTCACACCGCACCCCAGCCCGCACACTACGCCGGGGTACAGGTATGCCAGCTTTGCATACGCAACCCCGTCCAGCCCCGCCACGAAGTGCAGGCAGAGGCGCTGGAAGAGTACGCGGATGAGCTTGATGCGGTATTCGCGAGAGCGCAAGAGACCAGCGCAAGCAACTGCCCAGCATGGCACGCCGGGCAGTTTGCCAAGGACGCTCGCAAGCAAGCCGCACGCCTTCGCAGTAATGGGGGTGAGTCGTGAGCATGGATTACATTCGACGCACTTATGGCGTCCCTGTAAAGCGTGGCATGAGAGTAAGGGTGAGAGCGTTCGACGGCTGGACAGACGGCAGAATCACAAGCGCATCTCATTATGTGATGGTTGCTCCCGATAAATGGCCAAACGCTCGACTTCGCTGCCACCCAAGAGACGAAACGGTTATCCAGTATCCCGAAATCCGCCCCGCCACCGGAGACGATAGCGATGAATGATGCCCCAGAAACGATATACCTTATTCCTGACTCCCCCGAAGGCGTTCCTGATTATGCCTGGTGCGATGACCCCGCACCCGGACTGGGAATGGACCCGAAGGACGCTATCAAATATCTGCGCTCGGACTCAATAGAAGACGCCCCGGAAGCAGCCAAGGCCCGCATTGCCGAGCTGGAATCTTACAATCTCGGATTAGCTAACGAGTCCCATGCCCAGCAAGAGACAATCAGGGAACTCAAGGCTCAGATGCAGCGTGACGCGGGGCATCGCAAAAAGAAGGGTTTGATCCTGGATCAAGCAATGCGCGGACTTCGCCACTCTGCCGAGCAGCCCCACGATGGCCGAATGGATGCAGTGCGAGCGATGGCGGGAAGAATCGCCGAACTGGAAACACTCATCGCTGACATAAAAGCGTGGGACGTGGACAAAGCGGCAGAGGAAATAGCACGCGGCCAGGATCTAAATCTGCAAGTGCCACCGGCAATCAGAAAACGAATACAAGCCGCGCTCGATGCTCGCCAAGCCACCCCGGAAGCCAACCCATGATCACGGTCAACAGCTACTTCTGCGGTGCCGGGCTAATGGATGTCGGCCTGCTCGCCGCAGGCATCAAAATCAACCAGGCCTTCGAACTGGACGCGGACGCCTGCGCCACCTACCGCCATAACCTCGGCAACCACGTCACCCAGTGCGACATCACCCAGCAACTGGTACTGGAGCAGGACAGCTGCGACGGCATGGTATTCACCTACCCTTGCACCAAATACAGCACCATCGCCGACATTCACGCAGCCCGCACAGGCGATGAACTGTTCCTGCATGCCCTGCGGCACCTTGCCCTGGCTCGCCCGGAATTCTATGTGGTGGAAAACGTACCCGGAATGCGCGCATTCCCGGTGGTGATGGAGGCAATGAGCAAACTACCGGACTATTACGTCCAAGTATTTTGCCCAATCAGATCAGAAACATGGCTACCCCAACGCCGAAGCCGGCTAATCATCATCGGCACACGCCGGCCATTTTCAGTACGCCCACCAGAGAACACGAAACAGGTGCCACTGGCAGAAATACTGGAAACCGAGCCCCGCGTCACACTACCAAAGGCCATCAAAACCCGCATGACCGGCGGCTACCGGGACCTACCCATCATCAGCGACCCCGCCAAAGGCGACCTCGCCCCCACCTGCGTCGCCCACTACGCAAAAGACAAAAGCACCCGCTTGGTCGTCGACAAACGCTACCCCCTGGGAGTCCGCCCGTTTTCAGTTCGCGAATACGCCCGACTCCAGGGCCTGCCGGATTGGTTTGAATTCCCGGTTTCAGACACCGCCGCATATCGGCAGATAGGCAACGGAGTGAGCACGCCAGTGGGCGAATGGGTCGGCAACGAAATCAACAGATACATGTCATAACGGTTCCCTGCAAGCCGTTTCGCCTTAACTCAAGGATCAACACCGGTGACAACCCCACCATAGATGGTTTCGTATTCTAGGTAGCAAGAAACCTTCTGTTGAAGCTCTGCAGAAATGCGCCCTGCCTCGCTTGCTGGAAGCTGATTCTTGGTATCTATCTTCAACAACACCAGCTCACTCCCTGCCGGCAAAGCGTACCGCTCAGCCAAATGAGTAGGCGTTAATGAGGCCCTATCAAAGAACCGCTCAATTACATCATCCAGCAGGAAGGGCAGCTCAGAAACCGAATACCGCCTTCCATTCATGTCACCCTTAGCAAAGAATTCAATTCTCGTTATTACTGCCGGCCCGATGCCATTATTCTGAATCATGAAGGTGACCCGCCTGTTATCAGCACAGTCATCGATCCAGGTGTGCAGCAAAGGCGTCACCGACAATTCGTTATGCCTTCGCTGCGCCACCCCGTTCCGAGAAGTCTCACCCAGCGCTATCGCCGCAACCACCAGCGAAGAAACCGACAACCCCAGCGTTAAAACCGGCTGAACAACATCCCACCCTGTCACTCTTTCACCCCCAGACCAACAGATTCACTAAACTCAAACCGTTCACCCCGTCGCGCCGGCATGTTCACATACCGGCGCAGGCTATCCCAGCTATGGTGCAGGCTCACCTGCTGAAGCTGCGGCACCGTTAACCCGTCCTCACCCAGCCTCGATAACGCTTCATGGCGCAGATCATGGAAGCGCAGATCAACGATACCCAGCATTCTGCAGGCATTATTCCACCGCGTACCCACTGATTTCGGGTTGATATCCAGCAACAGCCCATCTCTCCCCGGGAAATCCGCCAAAATCCGATCCACCACCGCCCACCCGGATTCAGGGAGCACCGCTTCCACGTCACTGCTCACACGCCCCGCCGGGTTCTTAATACCCCCTTCGACCAGGTACACACCATGCTCACGATCGAAGCCACCACGGGGCAGCCTGGCCAACTCTTCCTGCCGCCGCCCACTGCAAATAGCCAGCCACATCACATGCCACATGGGCACCCGCATCCTGCCGGACTGCCACCGCTCGAACAGATAGGCATCCAGCCGCCGCAGCTCATCCGCCGTTGGCCGGCGCTCACGCTGGCTCGATTTCGATATCAGCCGCGCAGCCCGGAGTGCATCCACGGCATCAGACACAACAGAGGGACCAACCGGCAGCCCCTCGGAATGCTGCAAATAACGGATCACCAGCCGCAGAAAGATCAAATCACTGTTCAGCGTCGCCGGCCCCACACCACCAGGGTGGCTCCGGGTCACCGGCTGCGCTCGCCGCCAATGCACATGCTCAATAAAATCACGCGGTACCAGGTCCACCACACGCTTTTCCGAAATCGGCATATCCGCCAACGCCCTCAACGCCGCATTCTTGCTGCGCCCGAAGTTGTCCCCCACGGCCTCCAGATAAACCCGGATGCCGTCACGCAACGACATATCTGCACCGCCCGGCAGCTCAACATCACCCGTGGCCTCCAGTTCCGTCTCACGCCGCCGGATCCATTCCTTGGCCAGCGACCGCCGGCTGAACGTCTTCGACTCAGCCCGCATCCGCTCACCCGCCCGCATCACCCGCACCTGTGCCCGGTACCGGGTTTCTCCTTTTGCATTCTTGCGTGCGACAATAGTGCCCAC